ACGACTACTCTGACCAACCCGTTCACAACGGCTACGTCTACTAACACAGGCACAACCACAACGGTATTAGTAACTGATGCCAACGGCGGGTTCATCAACAACGACTTTGTTACCTACTATGCGAACGGCGCAACTTCGGTCACGTTCAACGGCATTACTATCACTACGGGCTATGAGTACCAGATTGCGTACGTAAGTGCAACAACCTACAAAATTACGGTAACAGGCACTGCATCAGCAAGCTCTGCTGGCGGCGGAACCATCTACGCCGTCTACCAAGTCAACACCGGCCCTTCATTCGCTGCCCCACTGGTTGGATGGGGCTCAAGTACTTGGGGTTCTGGGACTTGGGGCATTGGCACTGCATCTACGGACGCAATGCGTATTTGGAATCAAATTAACTGGGGAGAAGACCTTGTGTTTGGTCCTCGTGGGTCTCCGCTGTATTACTGGGAGGCAGCCATAGGGGTTACCTCCACAACAATCACAATAACCATTGCATCCCCCGGCGTAGTCACATGCAATTTAAACCTTGCAAATAACACGCCGATTGTACTTTCCACTACTGGATGGCTTCCGACTGGCTTGTTGCCGGGGATTACTTATTACGCCCTGTTCCTTTCCTCAACCACGTTTAATCTGGCAACCACTGCGAGTGGCACACCTATTGTCACTACCGGCACTCAGGGCGGCGTGCATTCCGTCATCCCTCGTGGGGTCTTGCTCTCCGCACTTGCGGGCTCAGATGGAAGTTGCCCACTGTTCCAGAACTACTTTACAGTCTCGGATGCCAGCAGGTTCCTGCTTGTTTTTGGAACAAACGACTACGGCAGCACATTTCTTGATCCAATGCTTATTCGGTGGTCTGACCAAGAATCGCTGACTATTTGGTTTCCGGCAGTGACCAATCAAGCGGGCAGTGTGCGTCTGTCTCACGGCTCAAAAATCATCGTTGCGCTACAAAGCCGCCAAGAGATTTTGGTCTTTACAGACCAAGCAATGTATTCCTTGCAATACCTTGGCCCCCCAATTGTTTGGGGGACACAGCTTCTAGCCGACAACATATCTATTGTCGGACCAAACGCAGCCGTAATTGCATCCGGGGTTACCTACTGGATGGGCGTAGAAAAGTTTTACAAGTACGACGGACGAATTCAAACGCTGCGTTGCGACCTGCTTCGTCATGTATACAACGACATCAACACACTCCAATACGACCAAGTGATTGCAGGAACAAACGAAGGTTTTAGTGAGGTGTGGTGGTTTTACTGTTCAATTAACAGCAACACTGTTGATAAGTACGTTATTTACAATTACGTAGAAGACATTTGGTCCTACGGTACTATGGCCCGCACAGCTTGGATAGATTCTGGCTTGCGCAACTTTCCAATGGCTGCCACCTACACCTACAACATCGTTAATCAAGAATCTGGCGTGAACGACAACGAGACCGGTACAACCACGGCTATCACAGCGTCAATCACTTCTGCGCAATTTGATCTCGACGATGGCAATAACTTTGCGTTTGTCTGGAGAATACTCCCTGACTTGACTTTTACAGGCTCTACAGCAGGGGCTACCCCAAGCCTGTATATGCAGTTGCTACCCCTACAAAATTCTGGTTCCGGCTACAACAACCCTAGGTCTGTAGGGGGTACAGATTCAACAGCTACACAGGCGGTAACGGCGACTCAAACCTATCCAATTGACCTCGACACGTACACCGGGCAGATAAATATTCGCGTGCGCGGCAGGCAAATGTCCATCCGGGTTTACTCGGACACCATTGGCATACAGTGGCAGCTAGGGTCTCCTAGGTTGGATATACGCATGGACGGTAGGCGATGACATTTATTGTTACATCCGATACGACGCTCAATCGAGTGGTTTCTCCGCGCCTGCCCGCGGCTACTGCGCAGTACGACATCAACTACATCAACCAGCTCAACAACGTCTTGCGGCTGTACTTTAGCCAAGTAGACAACATACTGGGGCAGTTGAGTACGGGTTCCGGGTACATCCCGGCTTTGACCGTTTACACGGTAGCAACTCTACCCAGCGCAGCCACTGCCGGGGCTGGTGCGCGAGCCTTTGTGTCTGATGCTACGGCTACGACATTTGCTTCCACGGTTGCCGGTACTGGAGCCAACAAAGTTCCCGTTTATTCGGACGGAACCAACTGGAAAATAGGGTGACCATGGCCGTCGTAGCTAAAGTCCCCTTTGCGCAAGTTCACCAGACATGGCCTCTGGTGGAGAAGTATTTTGCTGCCGTCGAGCCGCACACCAAAGGGGACTACACGCTTGACCAGATGAGGTTGAAGCTGGGTGTTGGTGACTGGTGGCTTATTACGGTGACCGAGGGCGAGGCCATCATCGGTTCGTTGTCGATGGTTTACGAAAACCGCGCCAATGCCCGTGTGGCCTTTATCACCTGCTTGGCGGGTAAAGAAATGACCACCGAAGACAACTGGTCGCAACTACAAGACATCTGCAAGAAAGACGGGGCCACCGTGATTGAAGCAGCGATGCGCCCGTCCACCTTCCGACTCTGGTCACGACTGGGGTTTGAGGAGAAATACCTCATTGCGGAGGTCAAGCTGTGAACATTCTTGAGCAAAAACGCAAGCTGCTAGGCCACTGCTACATGGGCGGTGGCGGCAGTAGTGGAGGTGGAGGTGGCGGCGCTGCACCGAGTGACGGCAGTGCGCCTCCTAGTGGCACCAGCGGCGGTGGCGGTGCTGCGCCAAGTAGTGGAGGTGTGCCTCCCAGCGGCGTCGGCGGAGGCAGCAGCAATACCTCAAGTCCCGGAGCAAGAGACCCAGCACAGCAGGCGCAGGACTCAGCAGCCGCTGAAGCCGCAAGAGCGCCCGTAGGAGAAACAGCAAGAGAAGCGGCTCCTACCCCAAGCGCTCCCTCGTATGCGGACAACTACGGTGTATCCCCTACCCCCGCCGCGCCTGCTGGGGACACATCTCCTGCATCAACAGAGGCTGCGCCCGTAGCTTCTGAAGCCCCTGCGGCTGAAGCTCCTACACCAGTAGCGCCCGAAGCCCCAGCCAACACAGAAAGCGATTCATTTGATTTTGACTCAAACAGAATAAGAGACTTGCGGATGGCACGCGATGCCGAGTTTGCTTCTTATTACGGCAAGGATGCCAACAAATACGCCCTCACGGCAGACAAAGACCCCGATGCAAGAGTCGCAGTTTTTGACAAGCTAAAAGGGGAAATGACCAAGCAAACAATGATGCTTGGTGGCGGCAAACAAAACCCAGATGGCCGGGAAGTAAGCGTTGATGTTCCAACAAACAGTTGGGCCGATGTGATGGGCGCACCGCCAACTTACGCTGAAGCAAAAGCGCTTCAGGCGGCGGGCTTGGGGAACATGACAAACGTCAGCGCAAACAACATGTACGGAACAAATATTCCTGTACAAGGCGTAGAGGGCTTGTTCACCAACCAACCCGGCATGACCCCTGACGGCATTGTTGCGACAAAAGACTTTGTGGACTTTGTTGGGCCAATAGCAAAAGCGGCGGCAATGTTCATTCCCGGCGCAAGTCTGGCAATGACCATCAAGGGTCTAGTTGATGGGGACGTTACGTTAGGGGATATCACATCTAATTTTGCGTTGGGCCTGCTTGCTAAATATGTTGGTATTAACGTAAACGCAGCTAAGGCTATTATTAACGGCGACTTTGGAAGTGCGCTTTCCTCCACTTTAATAAACCAACTCAACCCTGCTTTAGCAAAAGAGTTAAGGGTAAACCGCACGCTTTCTAGTATTATTGGAAAAGAAACCGGTGCTTATAACGCGCTTACTAAAACCTTTAGTAGGCTAAACCAAAACTGGGGAACTACAAAAAATATTTCCAACGCCATCAATAGCGGGCTCCAAAGTCTGGGTATCACAACCGGCACAGGCAATAAAGATGGCGCTACAGGGCAAGCGTTAAATCTTGGGTTTGGCGCAGACGACGCCATGGACAATTATCTTGGCACCAACAATGGTGGCCCTACTCTAGGAACGCCTGCTCCACCATCAACAACGCCTTCCATCACAGCGCCTACAAAACCCGTTACAAAACCGACAACGCCGCCAACGTCAACAATAGCGCCCGGGGTGGGCACGACAGGTACTGGCGCGAGTACCATAAACACGCAGGGGAACTTGTTTAATCCCATGGGTTTGACCGCGCCCCAGACCCAGCAAATGACCAACGCGTTCCCGCAGTTGGCCAACGTGTTCTACTACGGTAAAGACACTGACTCTAAAAAACAGGTGTTAGACGAGAACAATCAGATAGTCTTTGAAGACTCAGACCAAGGGCTTGCCTCTGGAGGCCGTATCGCGGACAATAAAGACGACGCCATTGACGCGTACATAAGACACATAGTTGAGCAAAGCGGGGGCCCAATGTCCCATCGAGAATTACTTGCAATAGTGAAAGGAATTTGATATGTACGATAGAGATGAAAATTCAGAGTATATAAGTTCGTACGACGATATACCAAACAAATATGAGTACGAAATACCAAAAGAAACGTACGGGTCGGGTTATCAAAACTCAGAATTTGTAGATTCGTACGACGATATATCGAACGCCTATAGTTACACCAATCCAGAATTTGTACGTTCGTACGACGATATATCAAACGCCTATAGCGAAACCAATCCAGAATTTGTACGTTCGTACGACGATATATTAAACGCCTATAAATACGACAACCCAGAATTTATAGGTTCGTACGACGATGTACCTACGGCTGGAGATACCGTACCAAAAACGGATTATATTGAATCGTTAGTAGCGGCTGTTAAATCAGGTGCTCTTTCGTCTGAGGCCCTTAAAAATCTTCCTGGTTCAGTCCAAGCAGCCGTTACTAAATCGCTTACGGCCCCAAGTCTTCTTGACAAGGTAGGGAATTTTCTGGGCACAACCACGGGTAAAGCGGTTGGGATTGGGGGCATAGCGGCGCTTCTTCAAGCTATGGGTAACAAGGGTACAGGCGAGATTTACAAGGGCTACCAAGGCGGTATCCCCAATTACTCCGCTACCCGGACCATGAACGCCATCCCCACCACAACGACGGACGCTTTGGGGAATGTAGTTGCCCGTCGCCCCGGGCAAGGCGGGATAACCTACTTCAGCCCCATGCAGTACACCGCAGCGGGCTCGGCTACATCTGGCACCCCGCCTAGCCCAGCAGCGGGCATAACAGCTATTTCCCCCGCGCCAACGGATACTGTGACTAAAGCCGCAGGCGGGCTTAGCTCCCTAGGCGGCTACTCGGCTGGCGGGCGCGGGCGGCTCTTGCGCGGCCCCGGCGACGGTGTATCGGACTCAATTCCTGCAATAATTGGCCGAAAGCAACCAGCTAGGCTTGCAGACGGCGAGTTTGTAATACCAGCACGCGTTGTTTCCGAGATTGGAAACGGTTCAACCGAAGCCGGTGCCCGTAAGCTATACGCTATGATGGACCGCGTACAAAAAGCTAGGGGCAAAACCCTTAAAAACGTAGCCGCTAATTCCAGAGCGGACAAGTATTTACCCGCGTAGGAGCATATATGGCCTCACCAAGTGTTTCATCGGGTACTTCTACCCTACCTAGCCCCACTGCGGGCGGCGGTACAAATTCATCTACGTTATCTGAATACGCAGGGCCGTATGTAACTGGCATGCTTGGCAAGGCCCAAGCATCCGCAGCCGAACCCTACCAGACGTACCAAGGCCCGCTCACTGCTGGGCCTTCGGCGCTTCAAACCAAAATGTTTCAAGGGCTAGGCAACCTAGCTTTCCCGGGCAACCTTGGCCAGTCTTTTAGTTCTACGGGTTCGTATCAAGTACCACAGTACAACGCTGCTGGGGCTGCACCGGGCGCGGTTACGGCAGGTAGCGGGACAAACATTGCGTCCAACTACATGAACCCGTATCTGCAAAACGTGTTGACCCCACAGCTCGATGAACTGCGTCGGCAGTACGACATCTCCGGTAATCAGTTGAACGCCAAAGCCGTATCTCAAGGCGCGTTTGGTGGTAGCCGCAACGCGTTACAAAGCGCCGAGAACGACCGCAACATGATGCAGGAGATGAACAAAACGATTGGCACTGGGTACGCAAATGCGTACGACAAGGCCATGAATCAGTTCAATGTTGAACAAGGTCAATCCAGAACCTTAGCTGACATGTTTGCTACACAAGGTGGTACACAGCAAGGGCTTGAGCAACAAGGCGTGACTGCGGACTACAACGAGTTTGTAAACCAACGCGACTACCCACAGACCCAGCTTAAATTCTTGCAGTCCATGTTGCAAGGCTTGCCCATCTCCACGGTGTACAACACACCGCTTGGGCAGACAACAGGCCAGCAAGCGGTTGGTAACGTGACTGATGCAACGGCGTTGCTAAAGACTCTTGGAGTTATTACATGACCCCGAATTTGAACGAAGCCACATCGCTGGTTAACTCTATTCCTCTAGTGAAGGAAAGCATTCCCGTGCTTATGAAGCTGGCCAACGGGTCTAACCCCAGCATCCCCAGTTACATGGCGCTAGGCCGCTTGCAGCAGATTAAGGCCATGATTGAGCACTCGCAGCAACCGCAGATGCCCCAAGGCACGGTCAAGCAAAACCTTGAGCGTTCCGTTGCAAACATGGGCATGATGAACGGTCGTCAGCAGCAGATGCAGCAGAATATGATGCAGCAAGGCATCACCGCGCCCGGCCCCGCCCCTGAAGGAGTTCCTCAGCCCGCACCTATGCCGCAGCCGGAACAGATGCCGCAGATGCCCCAAGAAATCATGGCCGCACACGGCGGCATCTTGCATGCACAAACTGACCCGGACATGTTCAACTTTGCCCCCGGCGGCATCGTGGCGTTTGCCAAAAAAGGGGCTGTTGAAGACGAAGAAAAAGACAAGGACAAGGACAAAAAATCCGAACGAGAAAAAGAAATACAGCGTGCAAAAGACCGGGCGGCGCTTTTAAAATACCCAGCAGCGGCGGCGGACGTTTTTCTTTCTCCTGCGCGGGGAGCTTTAAATCTTTTGGACGCTAGTGGCATTCCAAACTTTACTAAAAGAGTAATTAACGCTCTAGCAGGTACGAACTTTGAACCTTATTCCGGTCCCGGTTACAACCTTGGGGAATATTTTGATGCCAGCCAAAAAGAAAATGTTAATGCTGGAAGTAGCGGGTTTAAACCGTACGAGTACCAATCTTCGCTTCGTAAGTTGGATGCTAGACCCGCAGGAGATAGCAGTGGAATCAAGCCCTATGTTCTTCCAGCAGCAGTTGCTCCTGCTCCTGCGCCCGCCGCCGCACCTCGGCCTGCCGTTCCTGCCGCTCCTGCCGCTCCTGCCGCTCCTGCGGCTGCTCCCGCCGCTGCCCCAGTAACCCAACAAGGTGTTGGCTCGTTAAATACTAATACTGATAGCCGGGTTGCAGACCTTCTGGCCAAACTTACCCCTAGCAACGAGTACATAAAAGAGATTGACACCGCGCAACAAGCGGCAAAACCTGAAACGTACGACCAGAAAAAAGCTATTGCCGATCAGCTGGCGTTGAATGAGTCTCTCGGTATTGGTACATACGGAAAAAACCGTCGAACGCAGATGGAGCAGCGGGCCAAGGAGTTTGAAGGCAACC